TTTTACTGCTATGCCACCTTCTGGTTACTCTGCGTGGCGCGTGGCTTGCGCGGTGCCTTGTCAGGCACTGCCTTTGCCACCTCGCGCGGTTTTAGGACCGTGCGCAACTTCGATGCAATGCTCGCCAATCCGGCCGCCTCAAGTTCGGTCGTTTTGTCATCGGCGAGAATGCGCGCCAATGCGTCTAACAACTCGAATGTGTCGAAGCGCGCGACCAATTGTTCGACTGACTCATCGCGGGATACCGGGTGATCTTGAGTCTGGCCCTTCGGCGCGCCAGCCTTGCTTTTACCCTTCGGCGCGTCAACCTCAACAGGAACCCAGTCTTTCGGCTTTTGGGTCAATCCGGCGTCAATCAACACCTGTTTTTGTTGCGCCTTCTTCTCTGCCCGTTCTGCGCGCTTGCGCGCCGCTTCGGGGTCATCCGATATGGGCAAAGCCTCAAACAATTCCACGATGGCGGCGGCGTAACACTTGCGCAACCATTCATAGGATCGGCCTTTCTCTTCGGCAATGCTCTTCAATGCTGCTAGGTCCAGCTTGTACTGATCGAACGTCGGACGCTCGCTATACTGCTTTTGGACCATTGCTACTGCCTTGTCTTTCGCCTTAAGCGTCGCTTGGAAAGCATCGGCAATGCCGTAATGCCAAGCGGAAACGACGACAGCGACGCCAGACGAAACAACAGTTTTGTTTGCCATGAGTGAAAATCCCCGAATTGTTAAAGAACGTGCGCCGCACCATGCAGCGCGCGCTAAACGGTGCACGAAACCTCAGCCGTGCACGTAACCCCTAAACACTGGGTTACGTGCACCGGGATAAGCACCGGTCAAAACCGGTCGCTTCCGTGCACCCTGCTACATCTCACATCTACATCTACCGCACTAACAATTTACCCCACAACAGGTTGTGTATCAAACGGCGCCGACGTCCGCCCCGTATGCCTCAGAGCCCGCCGACCCTAGTAATTCTTTTCCCCCAGACAGACCCCCCCGAGGGGGGAAAGGCTCACCGGGGGGTGGGGCGGCGTCCATGGCCCCGCATATAAAATCCGGCCAAAAACCACTTAGTTACACTCGCGGATAGTTTCAGCGGGCAAAAAGCGCCCTCCCCGAAAAATCTCACCCTAAAAATTCCTCTTACTTACACTTCCCGGCGGGGCGGTGTTGCTATATGCTTGGCGCAAATTAGTTAGGATTCCCGCGTAATGGACAACCCGCTGGCGCTGCCACCCACACCGAATCTGCCCGGCCTGACAGACATCGACATGCGCAACCCGATCGATGTCGCGTTCTCGCCGATGCTCCCGTACGAGTTGGCGATGCAGGTGGATTCGCCGCAGAACATCTGCAAGGCGTACGGGCTCACGCACGACCAGTTCGCCGCGCTCATCAAGCACCCGGTATTCATCAAGGCGTTTCAGGATGCCGTGGAGGCCCTGAAAGTCGAGGGCATGTCGTTCAAGGTCAAGGCGAGACTGCAGGCCGAGGCGTATCTCGACACCGCGTTCAGGATGGCGCAGAACCCCGGCACGAGCGACGCCGTGCGTAGCCGGATCATCGAAAACACAGTCCGGTGGGCGGGTCTCGACAAGAAAGCCGAAGACACGAGCGCCGGGACGGGCTTCAACATCATTCTCAATTTGGGCTAACCCATGGATCAGCAGAACGGCGTGCCGCGCGTCAAACCCTCCGATGTCGAGGCCGTAATCGACCGGACCTACTATTTCACCGGCGCCCAAGGCGCGATGCACGAGAGCGCGCGCTGGGTGGGCAATGCGCACGAGGACGACGCCGAACTGGGCCTCGTCACGATCTGCGTGATGGTGCTCAAGAACGGGTTCAAGATCATCGGCTCCAGCTGCTGCGCGCACCCGGCGATGTTCGAGGCGTCGATCGGCCGCGATCTGGCCCGCGAGGACGCGATCGAGCAAATTTGGCCGATCCTTGGCTACCAGCTGAAAGACGCCCTGCACCGCGAGGCCGCCGAGCGGCGCGCCGCGGGGTTATTCGACAACGCATTGGGGGATGAGCAATGATCATGGACGCATGGGGCTGCTTCTGGATCGGGCTGTGTATCGCGGCCTGCGGGTATCTCATCGGCAATGGCCTGAACGTGCTCGGTGAGCATATTCGGGAGGCGCTCTACTCACTCGAAGATTGATATGATCCGCGTCCTGCAGCACGACACCGACGCCGACGCCCGGATCGTGGCCATTCTCATGCAGAAGTTGGGGATCGAGTCGATCGGCATCACCAACGACGAGGAACTGGCCGCCGCCCAAGCGATGCACGGGCGCGCGGTGGTCATCGGCTGCCGTCCTGACGGCAGCGTACAGCTGATGGTCGTGGCGCGCGAAGCGCTGCCCGGCCCGGATGAGGTCTTTCAGTAATGCCCGGCAACAAGAAACCGAAACCCCGCGCCCAAGGCTGGGATCGCGGCGGCAAGCTCCTGCGACACGAGCCTTGGCGGCTGCAGGCCGTTTTCGCGCCCATCGATCACATCCTCACCGATCTCGACGTGAACGAGGAAGTGATGATCATGGTCGACGACGGCGTGGAGGTGCCCTGCTTCAAGCACTTCATGGACGGCTGCACCTACCCCATCAAACCGTCGCTGGAGGGGCTGTGCGACAGCTTCGACATGCACGCCCGCAAGTGGCAGCGCCCGGTGCTCTCAGAGGGCCTGCGCGACCTCATGCAGCTGCTGGAGACCGGGGCCGACCTGTGCCAGCTGGACATTCAGTGCGCTCGCGAGAGCGTGGCGGCGATGAAAGCCGAGGCGGCGAACATGACGATCCGATACGCGAGCGATCTGGTGCAGCGCGCATCGATCGCGATCGAAATCCACAACAAGTTGCAGAAAGAGGCAGCACTGGCATGATAAACGTCGAAGAGGATCAATTGCGCAGCGCATTCCTGCTGACCGTGGGCGTGTGCGCGATCTCGGGCTTCGTGATGGGCGCGCTCGCCGTCCTCCTGCTCACACACTTCGGGTAATCCATGGCGTCAGTCGATTACACCCCGCCGGCAACGGTTCGGGATTTTATTAAGCACTACAAATCGTCCGAACTGTTCCTCGACTGGATCATTGGCCCGGTCGGCTCGGGGAAAACGACCGGCATCTTTTTCAAGCTCGTCTACATGGCGGGCCTGCAGGCGCCCTCCCCGATCGACGGCATCCGCCGCTCGCGGTGCGTGATCGTCCGGTCGACGATGCCGCAGCTGCGCGACACGACGATCAAGAGCTTCAACTACTGGTTCAAGGACGGGCAGGCCGGCAAGTGGAAGGCGACGACGAGCGACTTCATTTTGCGCTTCGGCGATGTCGAGTGCGAGGTGATGTTCCGCCCGCTCGATACGCCCGACGACGTGAACCGCGTGCTCTCGCTCGAAGTGACGTTCGCGATCATCGACGAGTTCGTGCAAATCCCTCAAGAGATTGTGGAAGCGCTCTCCGCGCGCTGCGGGCGCTACCCGCCGGAGATCGACGGGGGCGCGACGAACTGGGGCATGTGGGGCGCATCGAATCCGGGCATGGAAACCGACTGGTGGTATCCGATGCTGGAGGACCACGACGCGCTGCCGCCCGAGCAACCGGTGCCGGACAACTGGACGTACTTCAAACAGCCCTCGGGCTTCAGCAAGGACGCCGAGAACACTGAGAACCTGCCGGGCAAGCGCGACTACTACACGAACTTGGCCAAGGGCAAGACGCTGCACTGGGTCAAGCAGTTCATCGACGTCGAATGGGGCTACTCGATGTCCGGGAAGCCCGTGTTCCCGATGTTCAACCGGGACATCCACATCGCCAAGCGCCCGCTCGTGCCGAACCCGGCGCGCCAGCTGCTGGTCTCGTACGATCCGGGCAAGCGCATGGGCTGCTGCATCGGCCAGTACGACGACACGGTGGGCAAGGTGCGCATTTTCGACGAGTTCGCGCTCGACGACTTCGCGACCGACCGCTTTATCAGCGAGAAATTGCGGCCGAAACTGGCCGTGAAGTATCGCGGGTATGAGGTGCTGGTGGTCCCCGATCCGTCATCCGTCAACTCGTCGCAGGCTAAGCAGGGTTCGAGCGTGATCAACGAGCTTCGCAAGCACTTCGCGGTGGTCTACAACGCGGACAATTCGATCGACTCGCGGCTCGACCCGGCGATGTACTACATGATGCGGCTCACCGGCGACGGCCCCGGCCTCGAAATCGACCCGTCGTGCACGAAGCTGATCCGCGCGCTCACCGGCGGGTACAAATACACGGTGTCCAAGTCGGATGTGCAGCGCGACATCCCCGACAAGAACGTGCATTCGAACATTGCGGACGCCTTCACGTACCTGTGCCGGCACGCGAAGAAGGGCGAGGACCATGCGGGACGGAAAACGGTGCAAAAACAGCGTTTTGGGCGTCGCCCTGTGGGCAATAGTTACGCCATGCGATAGACTCACGGCCAAATTAGTGAGGACTCCATGACATCGTTAGCTGATCCGACGCCTGCCGTCGCCGCGGGCACTGTGAAAATCGACCCGGAAGGCATGGCGCGGCTCGGCCACGACCTTCACAGCCAGTTTCGGCGCTATGAGAGCGACCGGCGCTTGGCCGAACTGAAGTGGGAGCGCAACGCGCGGCAGTTTTTGGGCATTTATGACCCGGAAATCGAGAAAACCATCGACAAAAACCGCTCTCAGGCGTACCCGAAGCTCACTCGGGTCAAGTGCGTGTCGATGCTCTCGCGGCTGATGAATCTACTGTTTCAGGCGGGCGATAAGAACTGGACCGTGGCGTCAAGCCCGGTGCCCGATCTGGAACAGGCTGATCTGCAGCAGGTTCTGGACAAGGTGATGGCCGATCAGCAGAAGGAGGAAGGCGCCGAGGGCGGCATGACCGGCGCGCCGGCCGTTCCGAGCGATGAGGTGATCGAGTCGGCGATCCGCGAGTTCGCGAAGAAGCGCGCGATGCGCATGGAACTCGAAATTGAGGACCAGCTGCAGGAACTGGGCGGCACCCACCTGCTCGACTACGTGGCGTTGTGCCGCAAGGTGTTGGCAAGTGGCATCCAGTACGGCGCGGGCGTGCTCAAGGGGCCGTTCACGCGCGAGGAACAGCTGCGCAAGTGGGAAGTGTCGGCGCAAGGGCAGCTGCTCGCGGTGCCGTACACCGCCTACCGGCCGTGCTTCGAATTCGTGAGCCTGTGGGACTACTACCCCGACATGAGCGCGAAGCACTTGGGCCAGATGGACGGCCAGTACGAGCGCGTGGTGATGAGCCGCCACCAAGTCATCGAGTTGAAAAAGCGCAGCGACTTCTTCGCCGCGCAGATCGACGCGTTCCTGCGCAACCGCCCGACCGGCAACTACAAGCGCCGCGCGTTCGAGACCGAACTGCGCGCGATGGGCGTGCAGCTGAACACGTCGGAGACCGGCGAAACGAACAAGTTCGAGGCGTTGGTGTGGACCGGCCATGTGGCGGGCTCGCAGCTGGCCGCGTGCGGCGTGGCGGTGCCTGACGACAAGTTGACGGAAGACGTGCGGGCGATCGTCTGGATCATGGAGAACTACGTCGTGAAGGCGCAGATCGACCCATGGAGCGATCTCGACACCGATGGGGTGGTGAAGATGTATCACCACTTCATTTTCGAGGAAGATGAGTCGTTCCTGCTCGGCAATGGCCTGCCGGCGATCATGCGCGACTCGCAGCTGGGCGTGTGCGCGGCGGTGCGCATGGCGCTCGACAACGGCGCGGTGCAGCGGATTTTCGAGGTCAACGACGCGCTGTTGCGCATCGACTCCGACATCACGACGATCAACCCGGACATGGTGATCCATCGCGACGACGACAATCCGGCGACCGCGCAGTACCCGGCGGTGCGCCCGATCGAACTACCGATGAACATCGACAAGATGCAGGGCCTCGCCCGGATGTTTCAGGAGTTCGCCGATCAGGAGACGTTCGTTAATGCGGCGACCGGCGGCGACATGCAGAAAGGCCCGAGCGAGCCGTTCCGCACGGCGACCGGGGCCTCGATGCTGCGTGGCGATGCTGCCCTGCCGTTTAAGGACGTGGTGCGCAACTTCGACATTTTCACGGAGTCGGTGATCGCGGCCCTGCTGGTGTTCAACCGGAACTTCAACCCGAACCCGGCGATTCGCGGCGACTTCAAGCCGGTGGCGCGCGGCGCGACGAGCCTGATCGCGAAGGAAGTGCTCGGCATGCAGCTGGACAACTTCGCGACGACGCTCACTCCCGAGGAAAAGAAGTACATCAACATGCGCAACCTCGCGCGGGCTCGCGTGCGCGTGCGCGATCTGGAAGTCGAAGACCTCGTTTATGACGACGAGAAGTGCGACGAGATCGACGCGAACACGCAGGCGCAACAGCAGCAGGCGCAACAGCAGCAGCAGCAGATGACCGAGGCGACGATCCGCCAGACCCTCGCGGCAGCGCTCAAGGACTTGTCGCAAGCCGGCAAGAACTCGGCGGCGGCTGAGGCGACCACGGCGAACGTCATCCTCGATGCTTTGCAAAAGGGGCTCAACCCTGATCAGGTGAGCCCGAACGCCATGATGGGGGCACAAAATGGATCTGAAGGTGGCGGTGGCGCCGTCGGCGCGGGAGGCGCAAGCGCGCCGGGCGCAGGAGGCGGAATGGGTGCAGACAGTGCGCCTGCATCGGCAGGAGCCGGGCCTGTGGGCTCTGCGTCAGCTCTTGCAGCAGCGGCTGATCCAGTCGGACAATTCGCTGCGGCGATGCCAACTAGCGGAAGTGCAAGCGGTCCAAGCACGGGCGCAGCTGTATGAGCAACTTCTCGACGAGCTATTCTTTAGGAATGCTTGACTTTACTAACCAACTTGCGTAGAAAGCGACATGACACAGAACACTAATCCCGAAGACGACTTCGCAGCCGCGTTCGCGGAACTGCAGGCCCCGGAATCGGCCCCAACATCTGCAGCTGCGCCGGCCACGCCGGAACTGGCCGAAGCGTCCCCGTCCGCTGACACCACGCCCGAACAGGCGGTCGCAGCTGCTGATGTACCCCCTGCGGAACCCGCCGCACCGGGAAACGGCGTTGCCGCTGGTGCGGGCAGTGGTTCCGCTTCGGCAGTCTCGACGGACGCTGCAACGACTGCATCGGTTGAACCGGCAGAGCCCGCTGTTGACCTCGCCGCGCAGATCGCCGCGCTGAACGCGCAGATCGCGGAACTCAAGAAGCCCGCCCCCGCCCCGGCGCCCGCCGCCGAGCCGGCCGCACCGGCTGAGCCCGCCGCTCCTGTCTACAACACCGACGAGCAAGCCGCGATCGACGCGTACGCGAAAGAGTGGCCGGACGTGATGAACGGCGAGCGCCTGATGCGTCGCGCCGAGTATCACCAGCTGATCAACCACGTGTTCGCTCAGATCGGCCCGCGCATCCAAGCGCTTGAGGCTGGCGTGCAGCGCACGACGACGCGCACCCAGTACAGCGACATCGTGGACCGCGTGCCCGACTATGATCAGGTGCGCGACGCGACGCTC